GGCCGTTGGCGAATGCCGGATCGCGTATTCGTCGCCCTTTTTGGGGCCGGGGGGGCGGGTTCAAAAAAAAGCAAGCCGGCATGGTCGCGGCGCGCGCGGTGCCTCCGCGAGAACGCGTGCAGATTAGGAATTTAGGCCGGTTGGTTCAGCTCAGGAGAAAGCCACCAAGCTGGTCCGGCGGCAGCCCGTGCCAGCTAAATTTCGTTCTCCGTGCTTGGTCCCATAGTCCTGTCCTTTCCGGGGCGATCCCCGTGTCTATTGTCAACGTTTCCTTGACAGATAGCAAATGGCCGGCGGACCGCGTCGAGCGACGTGCCGTCGCGGAGCTAGTCCCCTATGCGCGCAATGCGCGGACCCATTCGGAGGAGCAGGTCGGGCAGATCGCGGCCTCGATCAACGAGTGGGGATGGACAGTCCCGGTGCTCGTGGACGAGACGGGCATGATCATCGCTGGCCATGAGAGGGTGATGGCTGCGGAGAGTTTGGCGATAGGTGAGGTTCCGGTCATGGTGGCTCGTGGCTGGACCGAGGAGCAGAAGCGGGCCTATGCGATCGCTGACAACAAGCTCACGGAAAATGGCGGGTGGGACGACGCGATATTGCGGCTCGAGGTTTCCGACCTGGCGGCGCAAGGTTTTGACCTGGCGTTGATGGGGTTCAGCGAGGCTGACCTGGCGCGGCTGACTAGGTCCAATCCGGGGCTCACTGATCCCGATGCGGCGCCGCCGGTGCCGGCCGAGCCGGTGACGCAGCCTGGTGATGTTTGGCAGCTCGGGCGCCACCGACTTGTGTGCGGAGATGCGACGAATGAAGGGGACGTGGCGGCGGCGCTCGCGGGCGTGGCGCCGCATCTCATGGTGACCGATCCGCCCTAGGGGGTGAATTACGACGCCGACTGGCGCAATCGCGCAGACCGGGCCAACGGTCGGCCCTATGGGGCTCGGGCAACGGGGTCCGTGACGAATGACGGTCGCTGCGACTGGATGGCGGCCTGGCGGTTGTTTCCGGGCTCGGTCGCCTACGTATGGCATAGCGCGCTGCATTGCGCGGAGGTGCAGGACTCGCTCGAAGAGGCGCGGTTCAAGCTCCGGGCTCATATTGTTTGGGTCAAGCCGCGCCATGTGATTTCGCGCGGCAATTATCACTGGCGGCACGAGCCGCTGTTCTACGCAATCAAAGAAGGCGCCGCGGACGATCATTGGCGCTTCGAGCCCGAGCATGAGGTCGCGAGCTATCCCGTCGAGAAGGGCGAGAAGGCGTCCTGGTCGGGCGGCCGCCGGCAATCGACCGTTTGGAACATCGAGCATCTCAAATCCGAGACGGGGCATTCCGCGCAGAAGCCCGTGGAGTGCATGAGGCGGCCGATCGAGAACAACTCATCAGCCGGGCAGGCGGTCTACGATCCGTTTGTTGGCTCGGGCACGACGGTGATCGCGGCGGAAATGACGGGGCGGTCCTGCCATGCGCTTGAGATCGAGCCGGGCTATTGCGACGTGACGGTCGATCGCTGGCAGGCCTTCACGGGCGAGAAGGCGACGAGGATCAAGGAATGAGACCACGAGGACCTGCACCGACACCGACCCATTTAAAGCTGATCCGGGGTAACCCGGGCTGTCGGCCAATCAACGAGCACGAGCCGCAGCCGGAAGCGCCGCCGGAGCCGCCGGAGCCGCCCGAGTTCCTTGAGCGCTATGCCGCCGAGGAATGGCGACGTTCGGCGGCGTTTCTGCTTCGGCTCCGGTTGCTGACCGAAGCTGATCTGAAGATGCTCGAGGCCTATTGCGTGTCTTATGGCCGCTGGCGCGAGGCCGAGGAGGCGCTTGCGCGTGTGAGGGACAGAGACCCGGTCATGCTCGGACTGCTGACCAAGACCAAGGACGGCGAAATGTTGGAGAGTCCGCTCATCCGCATATCGCGCAAATCGTGTTTTGAGATGATGCGCTATGCGTGCGAGTTCGGCTTCTCGCCGGCGTCGCGGACCAGGATCAGTCAACCGCCTGGCGACGGCGACGCCAACAATCCTTTCCGCGGCTTGATCGGGTGACGCCGGTGGAGGTCCAAGCTCACACGCCTGCAGCTCCGGCGCCGCCGGCGCTCGCTCGGCCGCCTGGCGCGTTGCCGAAGCGGACCGCCTTCGGCAGGCAGCGCGCCAAGGACGTGATCCGGTTTATCGAGGCGCTCCGCATTCCGAGCGGGCACGGCCAGGGCCAAAACTTCAAGCTCGCGAAGTGGCAACGCCAGTTCATCCGCGACATCTACGAACCCCACTATCGCGACGGCCGGCGTGCGGTGCGCCGGGCGATCCTGTCGGTCGCGCGCAAGAACGGCAAAACGGCGCTGATCGCCGGCCTCGTGCTCGCCCACTTGATCGGGCCCGAGCGCGAGCCGCGCGGCGAGATTTACTCGGCGGCGAATGACCGCGACCAGGCCTCGATCGTTTACAAGTTTGCGCGGCAGCTCATCGAGCAGGACCCGCGCCTGCGGGCCGCGGTGCAGCTCGTGCCCTCGACCAAGACCATCGTCGCGCCGGGGACGGGCTCGGTCTATCGCGCCGTGTCGGCAGAAGCGGGGACCAAGCATGGTTACTTGCCGTCGGTCGTAATCTACGACGAGCTGGCCCAGGCCAAGGGCCGGGACCTCTACGACGTGCTCGATACAAGCTTCGGCGCTCGCGAGGAGCCGCTGTTCGTCGTGATCAGCACGCAGTCGAATGATCCCGAGCATATACTTTCGAAACTAATCGACGATGGTATCTCGGGCACCGGCCCGAGTATTATCTGCCATCTCTATGCAGCGGAGGAAGACTGTGACCTTGAAGACGAAACACAGTGGAAAAAGGCCAATCCGGCACTCGGCGACTTCCGCGATCGCGAAGACCTCGCAACGGCGATCAGGAAAGCGCGCAGACTCCCGGGCGAAGAACCCAAAGTTAGAAACCTCTTACTCAATCAGAGAGTCGCGCCGGTCGCCACGCTGATTGCGCCGCAGACCTGGAAGGATTGCGCCGCCGACGCGGCGATCGCGGAGGGCGAGGAGGTCTATCTCGGGCTCGACCTTTCGGCCTCGCTCGATCTCACGGCGCTCGTCATGGTGTCGGCCTCCGAGCCGGCGCGCGTGATGCCGTTCTTCTGGAAGCCGGCCGATACCCTGCGGGAGCATTCGGACCGCGACTTCGGCATCAACAATCATCGTTATTGGGCGTGGTGCCAAAACGGCCATCTCCTGAAGAGCCCGGGCAACAGCGTTGATCCCGAGGTCGTGGCGCGCAAGATCGCCGAGCTGCAGGGACTCTATCGCGTCAAAGGCCTGGCCTATGACCGGTGGCGTATGGACGTGCTGCTCCGGGAGTTCGACGATATCGGCCTTGCGTGCTACCGTGAGAAGAGCAGCGACAACGACGGGCTGCCGCGGGAGCGCGGCATCGGGTTGCGGTGCGTTCCTTGGGGACAAGGATTTCGGGATATGTCGCCGGCGGTCGACGCGCTCCTGGCCGCCGTCGCGGACAAGAAACTCGTTCATCCGAACAACCCGGTGCTCAACTGGAATATGGCGAACGCGGTCGCGAGCACGGACCCGGCCGGCAACAAGAAGCTCGACAAGGGCAAAGCCCGCTTTCGGATTGACGGCGCGGTGGCGCTCGCAATGGCGATGGGGCTGCGCGCGCGGGACCGGGAGAAGGCCAGGTCGATCGATATCGAAACGTTGATAGCGTGACGCTCGTCGCTCCGGGCATGGCAGTCAACGTAGAGCGCGGCGCCGATCCGCGTGAAGAGGTAGATCAGCGCGGGGATCATTAGGCCACCGAGCACAGCCGGATAGATCATCCAGCCATCGGCATGGGAAGCGAAGGCGCCGACATTGGTTAGGCTCCGGGGGGTTTTGCAGAACCTCCCCGGGGCCGATGCGCGAAAGCGCACCGTGACGCCGCCCGTAAGCGGCGCTTCGGCAAGCTCCCGTTACTCGGGGTCCCATCCAAGCTCGGCGGCGAATTGCTCGATCGCGGCCGCCGGGCCGTCAACGTGGAAGGCGAAGGCGCCGTTCGACCTGGGCTCGAACGCGCCGGGCTTGAGGCCGCAAGCGGCGGCCCAGCCCTCATAGTCGTGGTCCTCGAAGGGTACTAAGAATTTGGCCTTCATTTTTCGTTATTCCCGTTAGCTGAGCCAGAACAGCGTGAAGAATACCCAGCTGATCATGTGGAAGATAGGATCGGCGTAAGAAGAGCGCAAGAACACAAGATGGAATATGTTATTAAATATTTGCAATGAGGCCGAATAATATGCCGGGTTACGCAAGTATTAGCGCCGCGGTGGAGCGCGCATTTACTGTAATCGGCAAAAACCCGATGCTCGGATTGCTCGTGCTTAACGCGATCGGTATCGGCGCCGCGGCCTGGTTTCTCGACCGGCTTGTGGTCAACAACGACGAGCGGCTCGACCAAATACTAAAATCATGTTTGCCGCATTGAGGTGCAGATGAGAGAACTTGCCAAGATAGCGTTTTGGGCGTGGCTGCTGTTGTCTGTTCTATGGCTGCTCGGCTTCCATCTAGCCGGCGTATGGTGATTGCATGACCTGGCGCGGACGCGAAGAGGCCTTGGAATGCCGAACCGTCGAGGAGTTCGCAAAGTATTTGCGGACCCTCGATTTCTCGTCATGGCGACCGTCGGGCATGGTGCTCCACAACACCGCGTCGCCGACGCTGGAGCAGTGGTGGCAGGGCGGCACGCCGCCAGAGCAGCGCATGGATTGGGATTAGGCGCTAATCGAACAACGAACGCCAACATGTTGTCGCTGTGTTGCGAATTTCTCAAGCCGCCGCAAGGCCGATGGTTTCAAAGGTTCGGTTGAGTTCCTCGCGTAGCCTGACGTAGTGTTGATCGACCGGGGTTT